ATCAAAGACTACCATCCAATTTGTTAAGCCATTAGTGATTGATTGAACCATAAAAAAAATAATAATTTCTGATGAAGCAAAAAAGCTAATTGATCGCGGTCACATTTATGTGGTTACAAGCCTAAAAGGTGAAAAAGTGGCTATTTCGCAAAAAGAATTTTTACAGAATTGTTTTGTGTCTGCTGGCGGTGGTGGTGGAGTTAAAGATTTTTTGAACAAACGATGACCGAAAAGGTTGTCAAACTACCCATCAAGCATGAAAACCCGCCGCTGATTGAATTCGGCGCGAGCTATACGATACTTTATGCCAATGAATCGGTAACGCTGATTCGCATTGATTGCAATTTCAACGGCGAGCACACAGCCGCCTACAAGCTGATTAAGCTATAAAAAAAACACATAGGATTATGACATCGAAACAAAGGCTGCTCAGGCTGTGGCTTAACACGCTCACACGCCACGAGCTTGGCTTGCGTAAACGCATGGCAACGGCGCTTAATGCCTACGTTAAAAGCGCGGCGAAATACTACGAATCTATCGGCTCCGTGCCGGTGCATGTAGATAAGAAACACCAAGCGCGGGTTGACGCATTGCTGGTGAATCATTACGGCGAAGTGATCAAGAACTTTGGTGCAATGACGCTGAAGCAAATCACCAGCCGTAAAATGCAGGTGAAGCAATCTCAGGATTTATTCGCCTCGCTGGTTGATGAATGGATACGCAGGGAAGGGCTTAGAAAGGCTCGATTAATTACCGATACCAGCCGCGCAGAGGTGCTCAAGGTTATACAGCGCGGCATGGATGATGGTGAGGGCAACGAGCAGATCGGGCGCAATATCCGCAAGGTTACATCGATAAACGTATTTAGAGCGGCAACGATTGCCCGAACTGAAACGCATCAGGCGGCAACCTACGGAGCGCAGGAAACAGCACTAGCGGCAGAGCGCGATTTAGGCGTTCAGCTCGTTAAGGAATGGCTGCCAACCAATGACGCAAGAACACGTGACGCGCATCGCGCAATGGCCGGTGTGACAGTAGATTTACATGAAGATTTTATAGTGGACGGGGAGCCAATGGACAGGCCGGGTGATAGCAGTGCTTCTCCTGAAAATACAATAGGTTGCCGTTGCGCTTTGATACACAGGGAGAAAAGATAAATGCAAATTGAACTTAAAGAAATGCCCTTTCAAATTAAGCTGGAAGAAGGCGGCAGATTTTCGGGCTATGGCAGTGTGTTTGATGTGGTTGACACGCAAAACGATGTCGTCAAGCGCGGCGCATTTGCGAAGTCCATCTCTAAAGGCGCAGGCAAGGTCAAGATGTTATGGCAGCATCGGTGGGATGAACCAATCGGCGTATTTGAAGCCATGCGCGAAGATGAGCGCGGCCTATACGTTGAGGGTAAGTTACTCATGGATGTACAGCGTGGGCGCGAGGCTTATGCCCTGCTTAAATCCGGCGCAATGGACGGCCTTTCTATCGGCTACAGCCCTAGCAAGTTCAAATACAACAACAATGGCGTGCGCGAACTGGAAGAAGTCGAGCTATGGGAAGTGTCCGTGGTGACATTCCCCGCCAATCAGGCCGCGACGGTTACGGGTGTAAAGAACCAGATGACCGAGCGCGACTTTGAAAGATTCCTTCGGGATGAAGGAAAGTTTAGCCGCGAGGAAGCAAAAATCATTGTCTCCGGCGGCTACAAGGCTCTCACAAAACAGCGGGATGTTGTTAGTGATGAGCTTATCTTAACCCTTGATAAATCAATCAACATCTTGAAAGGATGAACCAATGTCTACAACTGAAATCGCCGATAAGGTGAATGCGCTTGGTACTGCATGGGAGCAGTTCAAAAGCGTCAATGATACTCGTCTTAAGGAACTTGAAAAGAAAGGCTCTGCTGACGTTCTTCTAACCGAACAACTTAACAAGCTGAACACCGCTCTTGACGAGCAGAAATCTCGTCTTGAAATGATCGAGGCTGCCGCAAGCCGTCCGGCTGGCGCTGAAGATAAGAAAGGCGATAAGCCTGAGCAGGTAGAGTACAAGAAGGCCTTTAGCAACTACCTTCGTAAAGGTGTTGAGGGCAATCTTGGCGCGCTGCAATCTAAAGCCCTGAGCGTGAACAACGATCCTGATGGCGGTTATCTCGTAACCCCGCAGATGTCGGCAAACATGATTAACATCATCTTCGAAAGCTCGCCGATTCGTCAGCTTGCCGCCGTTGAAACCATTTCCAGCGATGCTCTCGAAATCCTCGAGGACGTACAGGAAATGTCTTTCGGCTGGGTTGGTGAAGTAGCTGCTCGTCCTGAGACAAACACCGCGCAGCTTGGCAAGAAAGTAATTCCTGCCCATGAAATGCATGCACAGCCGTCTGCTACGCAGAAGCTCCTCGATGATGCATCGGTAGATGCTGAAGCGTGGATTTCTGCTAAAGTTGCTGAACGCTTCGCACGCGCTGAAGCTACGGCATTTGTAAACGGTAACGGCGTGGTTCAGCCTCGCGGTTTCCTTACCTATGCTAACGGTACCGGCTGGGGTCAGATTCAGCAGGTTCCATCAGGCACCAACGGCGCTTTCGATGGTGACGACGTACTGACGCTGTTCTATGCCCTTAAAGAAGGTTACATGGGCAACGCTTCATGGCTGATGAACCGCTCTGTGGTTGCAACGACTCGTACTCTAAAAGAGACGACCACGGGTCAATATCTGTGGCAGCCCGGCCTTGCTACCGGTCAACCTGATACGCTGCTCGGTCGCCCTGTCTACATGGCAAGTGATATGCCTGTAGCCGGTACGAACTCGCTGTCGATTGCTGTGGGTGACTTCCGCCGTGGTTATACGATTGTAGACCGCGCCGGCGTTCGCATCCTGCGCGATCCGTTTACCAACAAGCCGTATGTTCGCTTCTACACCACGCGCCGCGTTGGTGGTGATGTGACCAACTTTGAGGCCATCAAGCTGATGCGCCTTGGCTCTTAATCTGAATTGAAAGGATATTAACATGATTCGCGATTTAGCAAATAACGTGTCGGCGGCGTATACCCTTACGCCAGCTACACGAAACTCAGACGCAACCGGCACATCGGTTGATTTGCAGGGCTTTCGCTCTGCTGCAATCTTTTTGCAGGTAGGTGTAGGCGGCATTACTTTTGACGGCACTAACCGTCTCGATATGGTAATGGAGCATTCAGACGATGGCACTACTTGGGCACCAGTAGTTCAGGCTGATCTGAACGTGCTTCAGACCAGCGGCGTAGCTGGAACCGTAACCGGTTCTGGTATCGTTCGTGTGTTTAACGCAGCACATGCAGCGGCGAGCTTCACGGAGATCGGCTACATTGGTGGCCGCCGCTTCGTGCGCGTGACCTCTGATTTCAGCGGTACTCATGCAACCGGCACGCCCATCGCTGTGCTGGTGGTTCGCGGTGAGCCAATTAACACACCTGTTGCTTAATAACTGACGGGGGGCTTCGGCTCCCCGTTTCTTTTCTGAGGTATAACGTGAAAAAACTTCATGTAATTAAATCGTTTAAAGGCTCGCCAAACGGCTGGGACATTGTCGAATACGAAGCCGGAAACGAATACGAATTGACCGAATCACTTGCTGCCGCCGCTCTTAGCGAAGGCTGGGCAGAAGAAATTGGTGAAGAAAAAACCATTGTAAAAGCTACTAAAGCCAAAAAAGGCGCACCAGAGAACAAATAATGCAAGCACGCCGCACCGCCACGCTTCAGGTCGCACCGACTACCGAGCCGGTGACGCTTGACGAGCTAAAACTATGGGCGCGGATTGACTCTAACGATGATGATGCGCTGCTTACCAGCCTGATTGTATCGGCGCGGCAAGCATGCGAGAATTACACCAAGCGGTCATTTATCACCCAGACGTGGCGCATGATTCTTGATCTGGCCGGTAATGGCCTAGATAGGTTTCTAGGTGATGGATATTATGAACTGCCGATTACTGCGCTTTATGGTGGCCTTCCTACGGTGATTGACCTGCCGCGCCAGCCTGTGCAGTCGATTACGTCTATTACCACGTTCGACCTTGGCAATAACGCAACGGTGTACCCTTCAACTAATTACTTCCTGAATGCAGACGGCGCGAGAATATCGCTTAATCAAGGCGCTGTATGGCCGGGCAATATGCGCCCGATTGCAGCTTGCCAGATTGTTTATGTCACGGGATACGGCAACACCGCTGCATCAGTTCCGCAGGCAATACGCGATGCAATCAAGGGCTATGCTCACCACGCCTATGAAAGCAGGGCGATGTGCGACTGCGATTCCATGCCTGCAAAATTCAAATCTATGCTGAAGCAATACCGATTGATGGACGGTAGAGCGTGAAGGCCTCATGCAAGGTTGATGTTGGCGGTTTTAATAAACGCCTTGAGATTCAATCAGTCGCGCAGGTGGCGGACGGGCAGGGCGGCTACACAGATACGTGGACGGCAACGGCGAAAGTATGGGGTTCTATCGAGCCGGTAAAGGGCTATGAGAAGTTCCAAGCCATGCAGCTTGAAACGCAGATCACGCACCGCATCCATATACGGTATCGCAAAGGAATAACCACAAAGCATCGCATTGTTTACGACAAGCGGGTGTTCGATATTAAAGAGGTTATTAACCTCGAAGAAGACGACCTATTCTTAAAAATCATGGCAGTAGAGGTATAAAATGACAAACACCGCACAATTTTCAACTATCAGCGATTGCTATAACCTGCAATTCACCGTAAACGCAGGCGAGACGGTAAGCAATTCCGTAGACTTGGGCGGCACTGAAATGGTAGGCCTCTTTATCCCTGCAGAGTTTGATGGAACAACGTTATTTTTTGAGGTTTCCACTTCTCTGACAGGCACTTATGTTCCGCTTAGAAATGGCGATGGCTCGCGCTTTGATATTGTAACTGCTGCAAGCAATTATGAGCCGATTCGCTCGCTTGCCGTAATTGCTGGCGTGCGTTTTGTAAGGCTGGTATGCGTTACAGCGCAATCAACAACCAGCACTGTATTTACAATTGCCAGTCGCCCTCTTAGCTAATGGATTTCTCAGTCAAGATTGAGGGACTGGAAAAGCTTACAAAACAAATGAC